CTGGGAAGTATTTCGTTCAGTTTGACGTATCGGAACGGCTCCGAGGTGACTTTAAGACGAGCATGGAGGGTTATGCTGCTGGGCGTCAATGGGGCTGGTTTTCGGCTAATGATGTTCTGACAGACTTGGGAGAAAACCCAATTGGCGAAATCGGCGATATTTATATGTTCCCCGTCAATATGGGTAACGCCAAAAACCTGTTGAACCCACCACCCCCGCCAGTCGTAGTGCCAGCAGAGCAGCCGCAACAGGAACAGGAACCCTCCTCAGATGCACCCACGGAAGCCGAGCGGTCGTTGCTGTCCCGATATATGCCTGCCTATCTTCCGCTGTTCAGGGACGCTGTAGGACGCACCACAGCCCGAACCAAAAGGGATTTAGACGGGATTACGACCGTCTTTAGCAGCCTTTTAGATAGTCTTTCTGGTCTATTTACCGACGCAGCGAGAACCCAATTCAAGCTAACCGACGCATGGAAGCCGGACACGGACAAGCTCGTGCGGGAACATCTGCGGGGGATTGAGAAGCGGGCAGCCGATTGGACACCCGAACAGTCGGAACAAAGCACGGGCATTGAACTTAATAAGGCGGTTAGAGCCTTGCACATCAAGATTTTTCGAGACGCAGGGGCAGCCGTAGCAATCACCAATCTAGGAACAGAGGTAACACAGTAATGAAAAGAGAAATACGCTTTAGTAAATCGACAATAGAACTTCGGGAAGACACAGGCAAGGCTCCTGTGATTTCTGGTTACGCTGCGGTATTCGCTCCAGCACGGTCGGAAGACATGGGCGGGTGGGTAGAGCAGATCGACCCTCATGCTTTTGACGAAGCCGTTTCTGGTGATGTTCGGGGTTTGTATAACCATGACGCCAATATGATTCTTGGTCGTACCAAGTCAGGCACCATGCGTCTTAACCTAGATGCTCATGGGCTTCGGTATGAAATCGATGTCCCAGATACGCAAGTCGGTCGTGATCTTGTCACCAGTATGAAGCGGGGAGATATAGACGGAAGCTCGTTTGCTTTTGCCTGCAAGAAAGACGCTTGGGAGAATGACGACGCTAGCGGGGAAATGCTTCGCACAATCTTGAAGGCTGATTTATTCGACTGTTCGCCCGTGGTATATCCTGCCTACCCCGACGCCAGTTCGGCTGTTCGGTCGATGTTCCCAGACGGCGTTCCAGAAGTTCCAAAGCCAGACACACGAGCGGACAAGGATTGCCGCTGCGAGTGTGCATCCTGCCTAACCGGCGATTGCGAAGACTGTGACCCAGATAACTGCACGGATGAGAATTGCCGCTGCCACGAGCGAAGCCGTGTGTTATCGGACTCTGACCGTAACAGGTTAGCCATTCAGATTGAATTAAGGGCGCACGGGGTTCATAAGTAGGCCGTGTGCGGATTGTCCACCAGATCGGCAGCGAGTGCGATGTCTTAGTCTCTAAAGACGGTTCGATAGTGACCGTCCGTATCGTTGAGAAAGAAGGCGATACAGATATTACTATTGAGGGGATTCCCCGTCACATCTTGGATGCATTCATTACCACCGCTGGTGTGCTGTCAAATCTAACTGCGATGGATAAGCAGCCTAATTAGGTTATGCCTAAAACACTTCTAGCCATAATCTTTTGCAAGAAATATGCTGACCGTGTAAAGGCAATCCGAGACACATGGATACCCGATGCCATAGCCGCCGGATGGGACGTGCAAGTGTTCGACGGGGAACGGCTCAGCGTACCCGACGATTATGCATCATTACCGCTAAAAACCAAGGCTCTCTGCCAATATGCGGTTGATAACGGATATGACCATCTGGTCAAGATAGATGACGACACTTATATTTGTGTCCCGTTTTTTCAGCTTATACCATTTGACTATGCCGGAATTCGGATACCCGCCAATAACGGCGGGTCCAACATCCTGAGGATTCCGCCTTGCCAGTATGGGAAGTATCCCCACGACTATGCCAGTGGTGGTATTTACTGGCTTTCCCGTAAAGCTGCAACCATCATAGCTGAGACCCCGCACAACGGCGACTGGGCGGAAGACAGGTTTGTTGGCGATACTCTAGCAAGGCGGGGTATCAAATTGACAGTAATACCGCAATATATTTATGTTTACCCGTATACGCTGTCCTACTATCTCAAGCAGGGTTGGACGGTCCTAACTCAGATTCCAACTCCCAGAGACATCCTAGCCTGCCACAACCTACCTAAATAGATTCGGCGCAAATTTCCCTTGTCATGTGTTCTATAGACCGTAAGAAGCCGTACGCAAGAGCCTGAGCCTTTCCCCGTGAAATACCTTCAATGGTGAGCCCACCTTGCTGCTGAGAAGTCTCTGCACGTAGCAGTGTGACTGTCCCGCACAAATTAAATCCTACAGGGACATTCTATGACTATCAAAGAAATGAAGGACAAGAGAAACCAACTGCTCACGCAGGCTCAGGCTCTAGTTCGTAAAGCAGAAGTAACCGCAGAAGACCGCCAGTCCGCCGACCGTATGTTGGCTGAAGTCGATACCATCGAAGCCGACATCACTCGTGAAGAGCGGCTCGCAAAGTTTGACGCCGAGCAGCACAGCTCAGTAACCCCGCCTCGTCCTATCCCCGGTTCTGAAGTTACAGACACTCCGGAAAAGCGTACCGCCGCTGAAAAGCGTGCGTTCTCCAATTATGTCAAATACGGCGTTGTTGACTCCACCGTTATGCGCAGTGCGGCTCCCCTATCGGGCACGGAACTCCGTGACCTCGGCGTCGGCTCTGTAGCTGGCTCCATCACTGGTGGTTATCAGCTCGTGCCGCAGGCATTCTACCCGGTATTGGAAGACGCCCAGAAAGCATGGGGCGGACTGCTCAACATCGTCAATACCCGTGAGACAGACAACGGCGCACCAATGAAGATCGCTTTCACGAACGACACCGCAAACATGGTGACGGTCATTGGCGAAGACACTGGCGTTAGTGAGTCTGACCCATCAATCAGTGGCGTGCTGTCTAGCACGGATTTCCTGACCACGGGCGCTGTAAAGGTTTCGCTTGCTGAATTGCAGGACTCGGCTTTCGACATCGATGCGTTCATCCGTGACAGTTTCGGCAAGCGCTGGTTCCGTGGCGTCAACTACCTCGTAACCAATGGCTCCAGCTCTGGCAACGTTCAGTCCATCCTCGGTGCTGGCATCGTAGCCTCTCCGTACTCGTCCGCTGGCGTACAGTCCGCCACGACAGCTACGGTCGCCTATGGTGACATCGCCGGTCTATACGCTGCGCTTGACCCTGCGTACGAAGACAATGCTTCGTTTGTTTTCAACAGCAATACCCGTGGTTATCTGTTGAAGATCACAGATAGTCTCGGTCGTCCGCTGTTCATTCCGGCTCCTAATGCTGGTGCGTTTGACATGCTGCTCGGCAAGAAAGTCGTACTCAATCAGGCTATGCCTAATGTGGGTTCCGGCAATGTCGCTGTTCAGTATGGCGACTTCAAGGCTGGCTATATGTATCGCCCAGTAAAGCCGGGTCTGGCTATCTTCCGTCTGAACGAACTCTACATGGCATCTGGCATGGTCGGCTTTATCGGCTACGCCCGTGCGGGTGGGGTCATTATGGACGCCGGTACTCACCCAATCGTAGCGCTGACAGTGAAGTAAATAACCGAGGGTAACGACCCTCACTAAATACGAGGGGCGGATAGTTATCTGCCCCTCGTCTGTTAGAGCCTATGAAAATCAAGATTACTCAAAGTTTCTTTATGCAAGGTTATGCCCCGTTCGTACCGGGTGAACTACTCGACATTGATAACACGACCGCTCATGCCTTTATCAATTCAGGCTTTGCGGTATCGACCGAGAAGCCCGTACGGGAAACGGCAACCCACGGCAAGAGTCGTGAGAAGGCGGTCAAGAGTTAATGCCGCTTTCGATCAATCTCGTAACGCCGCCCGCAGTAGAGCCTGTGTCGTTGGCTACAGCCAAGACACATCTTCGCATCGATTATGACAACTCCGCAGAAGATGCCTTGATAACGGCTTTTATTGTAGCGGCTAGGCAGTACGCAGAGAAGATTACCCATCGTGCATTTTTTAACCAGACATGGACGCTTAATCTGGATTGCTTCCCGATCTACCCGTGGTGGTCAGGCACGATACAGGCGAGCAGCCCCCGCACGGACTGGTTAGCTCGCTACGGCATTTTACGGGGTCAGCAGATATTACTACCTAAACCGCATCTGGCGAGCATTACAAGTATCAAGTATGTCGATGTGACAGGGACGCAACAGACCCTATCCGATACGGGCTATTACGTGGACAACACGAGCGAACCTGCTCGGTTAGTCCCTATGCCCGGTTTGTGCTGGCCTGCGACACAGACGTATATGCCGGGTAGCGTTCAGATAACTTACCTGACGGGCTCTTATGGGGACGGGACGGAAGTTAACACCTGTCCGCAGACTGTGTGCATGGCAATCTTGCTTTTGGTTGCCCACTTCTATGCAAACCGTGAGGCAACGTCCGGAGCGAGCCTCAAAAATATCCCGCTTGGCGTTGAAGCCTTGTTGGATACGGTCAAGTTCAATTTCTGGGGCTACGAGAACAACTAATGATTACGGCAGGCAGGTTAAACAAGCGGGTAGCGTTTCAACGTCTGTCTTCAACGCCAGATAGTTTCGGGCAGCCTGTAAACACATACAGCACCTACTATACCGCTTTTGCGGAGATAGATGCTCTGCGGTCGCAGATGTTATACGACCCGTCGCAGTTCGTGGCTCAGAGCACGTATAAGGTTGTGATCCGTTACCCGTGGGGAATCAACATTTCGCCCAACGACCACATTGTCTGGGAAGGCATGACGTTCAACATTCAGTCCATCGTTAACACGGGAATGCGGAACATTGAGTTACAGATACTCGCCTATGTGTTGGATGAGAACGACGGCACTGAAACCTAATGGACGAACTCTGCGAGATCGAAAGCTTACAGGAACTCGAACAGAAGTTACAAGCATTGACTCCTAAGTTGGCTAGGGAGGCGGTCGTTGATGCTATCTCACAGGCGGGGATGATTATAAAACGCCAAATGGAAGAGTTAGCTCCGGTCGGCCCGTCCACTGACCCGCACCAAGGAGCATTGGAAGGAAGCATTGAAATGTTAGTTGCGATAGAGACTTTTGAGAGTGGGGTTATCGCAACGATAGGCCCAGATGCCCGTGCTTTTTGGGGTTACTTCAGCGAGTACGGTACTTGCAAGGAACCGGCTAGGCCGTGGGCAAGGCCCGCATTTGACCTATCGAAACAACAAGCATTGGACAAGTTTCTTGCCGTGCTGACGGAACGTATTGAGGCTGTGGGTTAGGCGAGTAAATGTTAGAGCAGGGCATCGTAGCACATCTATCGGCAGATACTACCCTATTGGGAATGGTCGGAACTCGCATATACCCAACCATGATGCCGCAGAATGCAAACACGTTTCCGGCCATTGTTTACACGGACGTATCAGCGAG